TAATGTGTTCCACTCCAATTAGTTGATATTTTATATTCGCCTGTTAGCGGCACTCTTAATTGGAAGTGTTCACCTGCACGTTTAATACATTCGACTGCTATCTTACCAATGTCTTCAGCGTCTTGTTCTTCACACTCAACTTGTATCTCATCATGTACCCATACAACTTGTTGTGCGTTCTTAAATTTTTTAATCTCTTTGTTAAATTCTACTAACCATCTTTTTGAAACTATACTTCCTGCTGATTGCAAAAGTGTATTTAAACTTGAGTAGCTGTTACGAACTTTAATTTCTCTTTTATCTAAACCTTTTATGTACCCACGTTGAGCCGCAGTTTGTACACCTTCAATAAGTTTTGCCAATGCAGGTAAATTATTTAAAAATCTTTTCTTAACTTTTCCTGCTTCTTTAAGAGGTTTATTTATAACTTCAGCTACACGTTTTACTGAACCACCATAAAGTAGACAATAATAGAAACGCTTTGCAAGGTCTCTGCTTTCTAACCCTGCTAATGTTTGTGTTTCACTATGTATATCACCTTCAAGTACAACTTTTGTGTAAGCTCCATTGTCAAACTTTGACATAAAATGACACAACATTCTAACTTCAAGACCTGATATATCTACACCTACTAATCTTTTACCTTCTGGAACTGTAAATAATTCTCTACATTCTTTACCAAAAGGTGCAGACGTACTCGGTACTTGTCCTAAATTAGGAAATGAATGACTTGCTCTTGATGTTACACAAGAGTTTGTATTACATGTGCCATGTATTTTACCATTACGTTCATGTTTTAACCAAGCCTGTGAACCATTAGCTATTTGTGCAATTCTTTTATTTAATAAAAAATGTTCACATAATATTTTAGCTTCAGGATATGGAAGTTTAGATAATATACTGTCATCTAATTTTGCTTTACCATCAGAAGTAAATTCTTGTGCGTCCCAACCATATTTATCTTTTAATCTTTGTGCTACATGGTGTCTGCTAGATGGATTAAATACAGTAACTTGGTCTTTTAATTTTTTACCTGTCTTTGTAGACCATCTTTCAGTTACAATAGGTTTGAATACATTTTGTAATTCTTCAGCTAATTCTGCTTGTCTTGCTTTTAATTTAACAGATAATGCTTCTGCTTTTTCTCTATTAAAAGTAAAGCCATGTTGTTCTTGTTTAAATATTAATGAGGCTACTTCATGTTCTAAATCCATAGCCTCTTGGGAGTAACCTTTTTCTTCTAAAACTTTATATAATTTATATGTTACCTCTGTGTCTTGTTTACAATACTCAAGCATTTCAGGTGTAAATGTTTGCCAGTCAGTATCTATTTGTTCTTTGTACTCACCTATTCTATTACCCCATGCTTTTAATGAGTGCTTACCTATGCAATCTTTTGGAAAATCTTTTTTAGAAAAATCACTTTCTTTAATGTCTGCATATACTAATCTTGTTCCAACTAATGTGTCAAAAATTTTGCCCTCAAATGTAGCGGAATATAATTTCTCTAATACAGGAATATCAAATTTAATAATGTTGTGACCAATAATAAGCTCTGCTTCTTCTAGTTTCTTTACCGCAGTTTGATTATCTAATGTAAGTATTTCTCCTGTATCTATATCTTTTAGAACAATGCAATGTACTTTATCACATACATGTAAAAATCCATTAGTCTCTATATCAAAAACGTATCTCAAAGTTTTACCTTCTTAATCTTTAATACGTTTACTGAAGGCATTGTAGTGACGTTTCCTACATCACCTAATGTTCCATCATCATTAAAATTAACATCACCTGCAATTACATGTACATCTTTGTCTGCTTTTAAAAGCCAACCTGCTGTAATACAAATTGTAACTTTACTTGCTTTAGCTTCTTTTAAGCTAGTCCAAATTGCCGAAGAATTTATATCTTTCCAAAAGCAATGCACAAAAGGTGCGTCTAATATTTTTTTATTTATTTTTGGTAATTTCATAATTAATGTAATGTTTCTAGTTTGATTTCAATATTCCAAGCGGCTTCTTCACCACTTAATGCCATAGAAGTTAAAGTATCTTGCAACATAAAAGCTGTTTTGACAGTACCTACTGAAATAACTTGTGGTTGATGTGTTGACTTAAATCGTTTTAATGCGTCTGCTACTAACCCAGACCAAAACAAAGCATTCTTTTTTTGTTTTGTTGTAATTTTTTTAGTAGTCATCTAATACGTCAGGTGTTGTTTCTGACAGACAACCAGTGTCTAAATCATATAACAATGTACAGGCTTTACCTGTTTCACCACTAAACCTGTTTTTTAAAATTGTTAAATTAGCTAACTTTTTATCTGACTTAATATCTCTATTAATACCTATAATTAAATCTGATAACTGACCAATAGAAGCTGAACCACGAAGACTATTCATAGTTACTTCTTTGCCATCTTCAAAACCTTTATCACCTTCACTTCTTCTAAGGTGAGATATAAGAATAACTCCTATTCCTGTTTCTTCTACAAGTGTTCTTAATTTACTTACAAAATAATCAATAAGTTTTCTTTCATCATTAGTATGTTCATCACCTAATGCTGATAAAGCCATGTGTAAATGGTCTAATACTACAAAGTCTACTTCACATGATTTTGCTAAATATCTTATTTTATTTAAAAGGCTATCGGCGACTGTGTTGCCAAAATGATTATATAAATAAAAATTCCCATTACCAATAGTTGATTTAAAAGTTTCTTGAAGTTGTTGTTCACTAATTCCCTCTCTAGTTAAATGCAAAGGTTTCTTCAGGTGTACACCCATAATACCTAATGCACTTCTTTTAATACTTTCTTCTAATGCAATGTAGCCAACGCCAAAATCTTGTTTTAATAATTCTAGTGCTACATGACGACAGAAAGAACTTTTACCTACACCTGTACCTGCTGTAATAGTTGTTAATTCACCTTTTCTTAATCCATGTGTCTTATCATTAAGAGATTTAAAAGGGTATTGTGCAGTGACATAGTTATCTTCTTTCATTATGTCATCAAAAATTTCTGAACCTAAAACAATTCCATCAGGTCTATATGGTTTTGCATTCCACATAGCTTTTTTAAGTTGTTCTGTTTTATTTGCTAACAACATTTCGTTAGCATCTTTAAGTGGTAGAGAAGCAATCTTGGCTTTATTAGGGGTGAAAAGTTTTGCAACTTCCAACGCCGCTTTTTGCCCTTGTTCGTCTTGGTCGAACATTAAGATTACATTCTCATAACCCTCCAAGAAATCGAGTGATTTTTGAATATCTTTTTTTGCACCTGCCGCACCTGTTTTAATAGAGACAAAATCAAAATCATTACCAAAGGCTTGACTAATTGATAAACAATCTATCTCACCTTCAGTAACAGTTATGTATTTGCCTTTACCTCTACAAGTTTCTTGTCCAAACAATCCTGCTTCTTTTGGATTACCTATCCATTGAAAATCTTTTGAAGGGTATCTTAATTTTTGTGCTACTAATTCTTTGCTATCATTATAATAATTAGCAATATGGCAAGGACGTGCAAACCATGCACCTACTTGATAGTTATATTTTTTTACTGTATCTAAATTAATTTTTCTTTTATTGAGAGGCAAATGTTCGCCTTTAATAAAATTACTTTCTTGTTTTGTAATTGGTGTTAACTCCATTGTTGATTGTCCTTGTGTTGTTGTGTTGCAAGAAAAGCAGTAGGCATGTCCGTCTGAATAAACGGAATTTGCGTCTGACGAACTGCAATTATCGCAAGATGTGTGATATAAAAATTCACTTTCGGTTTGGGTCATAAAATTTTTTGGGTGATATATTTAGGGAAAGGGGGTAACTTCAGTCTCCCTCCATTACCCCATAAATACGAAACGCCTCTAGCTATTTCTAACTAGAAGCGTCTCAATCAACAATCGCTTGTACATCAAAAGATATACACGATTTGGAGTTAATTGCATTTCTGCAACCCACTACCTCAACCTTGTACTTCTTTTTCAACTTTTTTACAAGTTCACGCAATGAAGCGTACTGTTGAAAAGTGAAGTTAGTGTCAAGATTGTTTCCTTCGTCAGCTAATCCGCCGACTAAAGCTATTGCTATGGAATTTTGATTAGTAATTAAAGGTTGATTTATAGGTAATATAGCACCAGACATATCCTCTGGTCTTCCTTGTTCTATTGTACCATCTCTTTTAATTATATAATGAAAAGCATTATGAAAATAACCTTCTTTTCTATGTAATAAAGTTATATCCTTTGCACTTAAATTTTCATTAGATTTTGTTTTAGTTGAATGAACAACAATAAAATCTGTTCTTGCTCTATAATTATTATTCATTTAACCACTCCAAAGGAATATGTTTGTCAGCATATTTAAAACCATATTTGTCACACCACATTGAATAAGTAGTAGTAGATTTTTTAGAAATACGACTTCTTGAATTACTAAAAATAAATCTAATATCTTTTTCTGGGTGTTGTTCTTTGACAAGACGCATTTTTTGTCTGTCTGCTGATGTAAATAATCCTTTTGTTTCTATAAATATATCTTGTTCTTTAAGGTAAAAGTCTGGGGTATAATTATGAGCCTTCTGAGGTTTAACATACGTTAATTTAACCTTCTCATAATCATACTTTACACTATTAGCGTCTAACTCTTGTGAGATAGCTATTTCTAGCCCAGACCTAAAACCATATTTAAGTCCTACTTGATTAGAAGTCAGTTTCGTTTTGCTGTACTTCATTCTCAAATGTTTTGTCGAACTCTTTTTCAACCTCTGGTGCAACGTAACCATCTTTAATTTCGCTAAAGCCATGCCCTTTTGCTCCTGCACCTGCTCCGCCTTCAACTAATTTAGTTATTTGCACTGCCTTTAATCTCAAACTCACACCTGCTCCTGCCATTGCAGTGTAGTAAGGTATCATGTCAGCAGAAACTTTCATTTCTGAGCCTGACCATACTTGCTCTTTCATAGGTGTGCCTTTGCTATCAAAAATTGGTATCTTGATGTCTATTACGTCACCAGACTTCATCATAATTTTTGCTTTAGCTTTGAATTTAAAGATTATGTTTCCAGTTGGTTTGCCTTCTACATACTCTTCTTCAAAAGGCATGTTCGCTGTTTTGGGTTGTTTACCTTTAGATTTTTCTTTTGCCATTTCTAAAGATTTTTTCATTTCATCTTTTATAGATTTAATGACTGACTGTGCCTCCGACCCTTTGATAATTAAGTTAGTCTTAAAGTGACCACCATTTTCTTTATCAAATTTAGTGTCTGGGGTATTAAGCCAACAATATTGTGATACCCCTACAGGTGTCACTATTTTATTGTATGTTTGTTTACTCATATTTTCCTTATTGTTATTGTTCTCAGTGTTTTCTCCAAGATTGTTGATTGGTCTATAAGTGTAAGTTTAGTTTTCTAAACCTTTCCACATGTGCATAGGTTTAGGCGAAAAAATACTTACATTGATGTAGTTGGTCTAACTCCAAATTTCCGTCTTTTGGTCTATTAGGTAAATTTGATATAGCTTCCTCTGGTATATTTTGTGATACTTGTTGTTTAAATTTAGAAAGTAAATCTTCAGAAAATATACCTACAAAGGCTTCTCTTATACTTTTGTTTAACACATCAACATCACACGCATGAGTAGCAAAACTATCATGGACATTACAAAAATTATTTATACCATTTTCTTTTGCAATGTTTACTGTCCTAATCATACAAGCACTATCTAGGCTGTGAACATAGTTAGCCGCCGCCGCATTACGTTGTTTCATTTTATCAGTTTCATTTGTAGGTGTTTTTATTTGAGGTGCAAACACTTCACCCATTAAATGAGATTGTACTCTTTTACTTTTCATTTCTGGGTAATATTGAAACACTGGAAAGCCGACAGGTGTAACCCAATGTAAAGGCACTCCTTCTTTAGCTACAACTTTAGCAATATCTTGTAAATATTGCATACCTTGTTTTGCTGATTTTAAATTTTCACCTATACTTTGCCAAATTATTTTAGATAAATAAATAGCAGGTTTAAACATATCATTAAAAGGGTGTGTTTCTCCTTTGTCTTTTCTTTTAGTTAAATCCTCAACTACAAAATCAGTACAAGCATATCTGGTACTTCCATAAGTAAGTGTCATTACAGGTCTTTTACAAGTAGAACGCTTTACTCCATAGTCTAACCATTTTACAGCTAACTCATCACCATTTTTAGCATTATCTTTTGTGTTAACAATAACTTGGTCTTTGACAAGACTATAAATATCTTGAGGTTCTTTACTTGGAACACAATTAACCAATTTACCAGAAATTTCATCTTTTAATAATAAAGAATAAATCTGTAATCCATTACAAGAACCATCTACATTGACAGGTATATGAGAAACAAATCCATCACCTTCTTTTGTATATCTGTTCCATTCATCACAAAATGCTAAAAATTGAAAAGCATTGTCTGCATCTTCCCATTGTCTATTTCCAATAGGGTCTTCAGCACAATCTTTAATCCAATTTTGATTATCAATAGTCCATTTCTCTCTATCTTCTAATGACACTTTATCATTACCCCACATATTAGCTCCATGTACAGCTAACCAGAAAACACCTCTATTCTCTTTAGTAATAGGTTTCCCTTGACTAAAATTTAACAAGGCTTTTGCACCATTAATAGATTGATAATTAAGAAAAGGCGGAACACAATAAGCTCTTCCTCTAAAGTCTAATTGTAAAGGAAAAAACATAGTAGCATAGTCTTTAAATTGCTCTGCTAAATTTATTATTTTAGCATAAAGTATTCTTTTAGATGCCATTCTGTTATTCTCTGTGTGGACAATAACTGTTTCTTTTTTCCATTTTAAACGAGATTTAGGATTAGTTTCAATATCGTGGGGTTTGTTTGGAATTGGGAGATTTTCAATAGGTGGCATACCTCCAATAGAAAGTGATTTATCCCAAGCATGTTGCATTACTTTAAGAATAAATTTATTGATTTTGTATGATGTGCTTTGCATTAAATTTATAGCTTTAGTTACCTCTGGCATAGAAAATGCCTCAAGCTCATTGATAAACTTTTTACCTTTTTGCTTTACAAGGTCTAATTCTGGCATTTCTGAAGTCCAGTAGCCATGACCTTGAACTTTGCCATCTTCAACTGATTTTGGAGCAAGTACCATAGGTAAATACTCTGGGTTAAGTAGCTCATTGAAGTTATTTCTATTAGAAATCCACTGTCTAGTCCCCTCTGCTTGTTTTATAACTTTTACTGTTTTATGTTTATGCTGTTCAGTAGTAACTTCAATTAATCTAGTTTTCTCTATCATTAAATCAATTAAAACCATTCCTACATGCAATCTATCTGTTGTTGACCATTCTTGCCAAATAGCAACATTATCTCTTTTAGATTGTTCTCTGAATTTTCTTCTTTTATAATTGTAATTAAAAGACCTTTTATCTAAATCTTTTTTTACAGTTTGATATAAAGTAGGATTTAATGCCTCAAAATTTTTAAGGCTTATTTCAGTTTCAATTCTACCTCCTAATTTAATTGCAGTAGCAGTCAAATTTTTAGTAGTAGTGATTGTATTAATTACATGCTTTAAAGTTATTAATGCTGTAGTTAATGGATTTACTAATCTTATATATTTTAATGATATGGGAGTTTTGGAATGGACGTTAGCTTCTGTTTGTTCTATCCACTCTGCAATGGCTATTGCTAAAGGACGTACTGATGTGGCTACAATGACTTTTCCGTAAGATGTGACGCTTTCTTCTTCACGTTCAATGTGTGAGAGCCTCCTCTTATTTGTTTTATTTTTTCCAAGCTGTGCTGATAACTTTTCCATTTCTTGTTGGTTTTTAAAGTTAGGCATTATTTCAAGTATTCTCATGTGTTCTCCTGTTTGTTGATTGATGCAACTACGGAATGACCTACAAATTAGGTTCACTCCTTTGCTATTTTATTTAGGTTGTGATAGAGAATAGTCGTTGAGTTTACTTGTAAAAACAAACTGAAGGCAACGTGGCGGAATGGTTACGCAGAGGATTGCAAATCCTATTGCATCTATGCACACCTGAATACGCCATTATTACTAACATTGTCATTACTAACTTTCCAACTATCCTCATATCACGACTTATGTTTAAGCGGATTTATTTATTCCGTTTAAAACATTTACTGCTCCCATTAAATTATTAGGTATTAAATGAGAGTATCTTTTTATCATCTTCCACGACTTATGACCCAACATTTGACCAATCATGTGTAATTCTACCTTACCAGATTGTGCTAAACGTGTTGCACAAGTGTGTCTCAAGCAATGAATGACAAACTCTTTGTCGTCTTCAAGGTTCATTGCTTTTCTTAAACGTCTCCAAGTATTCTCACAAGTCCAATATTTTAGATGTGAAAACACAAGGTCGTTTCTTTCCGCTTTTATTAACAATTTAAGAACAATAGACTTAGCACGTTCTGTTAAAGGTATACCTCTAGGTTCACCATTTTTAGTGACACTAGCAGGTAAATTAACAACATAGTTTCCATTGTTGTTATGCACCATTAACTTCTTAATAGATAACGCTTCGCCTAGTCTCATACCTGTATCAATTAAGAACAAATAAAATTCCAAATAGTCAACCATATTCCACTCGGTTAACAATCTGATAATTTCTTGCTCTTCCATTGGTTCAAGGTATCGTTCTCTACCATTGTTTTCTGTCTGCCAATCAATATGAGGCATTCTATCAAGATGATAAATAGACTGTCTCTGGTTAGCAAACCTTAACATCTTACTGATTGATGAAAGATAACGATTGATAGTAGCAGGAGCAAAACCCCTGTCTTCTAACGTGTCCACAATGTTTTCAATGTGGGTATCGTTAATTTCAGTTACAAGCATTCCCTTACCAAGCATTTCAATAACTTTCTCGGCTCGTTTAGATTGCAACTTTTCCCAACCTTTAAGTGTTAATTTGCGGTGTATCTCCGTTAACAACTTTACATTTCGTTGTTGCATATAGACCTCCGCTTTTCATTGTTATTTAACCCAACTTAAAAGAGTGCTGTGAACTCTTTTACCTTTTGATGTAAGACGCACTAACTTTCTTCGTCTTTCCATTGGGTCTTCAAAAGTTTCTAATAGACCTATACCAATCTTTTTGTGCCTATTTATATCTCCTAATTTATAAACATTTCGTGACACTGAAGATTGAGCTATGTCTAAATCTTCGCTTATTGTTTGCATGGCAACGCCGTCTCGTCCACCATGAACGCCCACATAAAAAAACACAGCTACAGCCTGTGCTTCAATTTGTGTATCAAACTTTCGCATTTCTTCTATTATTTTTAATAGATTTAATCCGCTACTCATTTTCTTTCCCTTTCCTTTCTATAAACAATTATGATATGAAAAACCTCCAATATCCAAAATCTAATATTGTTTCATAATTGTCGTTACTCACTTTAAGATTACTCCATTTAGAGAATTTCTCTACATAAACTTTAAAAAGAATAAAATTGATATACATGACTTTTACTCCTTGTAAAGTTTAAATTTGTTTATTTTGGGCGGTGCATTAATTAAATGACAAAACCAACCTTTTTGATTTCCACAACCTAATGAAGTTATTTTTGTTGTGGCACTTAAATAATATAAAATATTATTCATTTTCCTCCTTTCTTTTGCTTTAAGTTCTCAAAGATGAGAATATCATATCCCCTTGCACATTATATGTACAGTAGGAAATAATGAGTTATTAACATGCAAAATACGCCGTCTAGTCTTTAGACAGCGTTTCGGCTACAATCAAAGCCTCGTCAGTTTTGCTTATTTAATTTATCTAATTGACCTTGTGTTATATATTCTGGGTCATATAGTTTTTGCTCTTCACAAACATTTTCTTCTTTTTTAACATATACATCTTTTAGGTCTTTTGACATTATTACAGGTTCAGACCATGTAAGGTTTTTATCTTGCATCATTCTATCTTCATCACTTGTGTATAGTTTTTTTGACATATTATCCTTTTTTGGTTTATTACTAAAAATAGCGTCCCACCCCTCTTTGTATTTCTTGGAGGGGATATGAACGCCGTCTCGTATTTTATAAGATTTAAAACCAGACATTAATATTCGTTTTTAACTGTCATAGTGACTGACAACTCGCCGTCATATACTGACTGTTCACAAGCAAATTTAACCGCAGAATACAACTCGCCCAAGTCATAACAGTTTTCATCATAAATAACTTTTTTAGTTACTTTAGGTGATTTGTGTTTTATCCATTTTTTCTTTTTGTCACTGTATTCGCCGTCACTTACTGTTGTTTTAGTTATTTTAACATTATCAAATGTTATCATAGTGTCTCCTATTGTTGATTGTTGATTTACTTTTTATTTATTATATTAAGAACGCCCTCTGCAAACTCCAAACGCCCTTCGCATATTCCATCTGTTCCATCAGTCATTTTTGAAAAATGCGTCTCTTCGTCTTCATTTATTTTTACTTCAGCTTTGCAGTGCCTTTCTATTTTTTTAAGTTTCGCTTTAAGTCCTTCAATTATACTTTTGAAAAACATTGCGTCATCTTTTGTCATGTTTCACTCCGTTGATTGTTGATTAAATAAAAACGCCGTCTAGTCCACGCTTCAGTCAATACTAAAAAGTTTGATAATCACGCTAGAACTAGACAACATTTATTGATTGACTTTAAAAAAAGTCTCAAAGCCCACCTTATAAAATGGGCTTTAAGTCTATTTTTATTTCCTTATTATTTTACTAACACTTCAACTCTGTAAGCATTAATGTCTAAATCAAGATTTAAAAGTGAAAACTCTTTTTTGTTTTCTTCTTTGTCAATCTTGTAGTATTTCCTACCAATGTTTATTGCTCTTGAACCTGCACCACCAACATATTCCCACCACAAATTAGCAAACTTATCCATTTCTTTAAATGTAGCAGTTTTTCTATCAAAACTTTTAAATATTTTAATAGCATCTTCTTTGTCTTCTTCTGGTGTTTCTTCCCAATCAGTTATGGGCATACTGCCCTCTATACTTTCTTGATTAGAACAATTATTTTTCATAATCTCTTCAGCATCTTCATATATTGTGGAAAATGTAACTTCATGTGCAGGTTCAACTGTATCGTTGTCGTCCCACAATTCATAATCATAATAATAATCTATTTCTTTTTTCATTGTGTTTTACTCCATGTTGATTGTTGATTGAACAAGGGCGGATATTTCACCGCCCACTGTTTTAGATTTTGCTATATTTCACTTTCCACTGGTGGAACTTGTCCTTTGCCAACTTGTCCGCCTCTGCCTCGTTCTCTTTGGCTTCTGCGTCCTGCTCTGCAATAGAAACTTTTTCAAGTTTCTTTTCGTCTGCTTTGCGTTTGGCTTTTAACTCATTCCAATACTTTGGACTATGAAACATTAAGAAACAAATTTAATAGGAAACTTAATCACCTGACCAAGTTTCTGTTTTTTCTGTTTCTCTTTGTGTAGAGATTGACGAACTTTCCTAACTACAACCGAATGTAGATAGCATTTCGCCAACTCTTCGAGACTGAAAAGGCTTAATTGTTTCAATTAAACCCAACCTTCAGCAATAGCAACATGAAACAGTTTTAATTTTTCTGCCCTTGTTGCCTTTGCGTATTTATCAAAGTGCATCTTTTTTGCTACTTCATCTTTAAATTTTGAAATAGCCTCCGCCCTTTGAATACGCTGTACAGCTTTTGCAATTTGCATAAGTGGTACTCCATATTGTTAACGATTGATTGATTTGTTGCATTGGTACAAGTTAAAGTCTTACCTTTTCACTCTCTCGGCAATGCAACAGACAGGCAGAATAGTTCCGCCTGTTTCGACTATTAAAGTCTCATCAGTGTTGCTGATTGTTTATTATTATTTTAACACGTTCAAAGGGTCGTATTTGACAATTAGTCTTACCCTTTTTTCTATTTCATGCTCGTCAGTAAATAGCATGTGAAACTTATATAATATTTGTCTGATTAATAAGTTCATTACGCCACCGCCTTTGTTGAATTTAAGTCTGTCAAAATATATTCACCGCTTTTGATTTTGGCTCTTGTATCTTCAACGCCTTCATTTAAAAATTCACGTCTATATTTTGCCGTTGTCACTGAATAATCCCACCTTGCTTCATCAAGATATACTTTGCCGTCTGCACATATTTTGGCAATGATTGATTTATAAGATTGAAAAAAGCTATTTCCAAAATCGTCAGAAATAATGAATTGATTTGCAACCTTGTTACCCTTTGGGCTAGTCATGTTTTCTACTTTCATAGTTTACTCCATGTTGATTGTTGATTGTTTCGGCGTTGCTCCGCCTCGTCAGTGCAATAAATAATTGCAGACAACCGCAAATTAACAATTAATTCGGCTTACTGGCTAAAGCTCTAAACCTACTCCCTAGACCCAATCGCCTAACTGTTGAGGTGTCCCACTCGTGCCGACTATGAGGCTGTCGGTGTGAGAAACAATCTAAAAATTTAGCTTCCTTACTAACCACCCAAAAAGGCAGGTGGATTTCAGACCTAGCAGACGAAAATTTTTAAAAAATTAAACATGTCCTTTGCTTATACTATCCAGTGTTGCATGTAAAGTAACATTATCAAAAAAAGTGCTTATTGAGTCATTTTGACTCAATTATGCTCTATTAGTGTTGATAAATAACAATAATATTAATTACAATAATTTATGGGATTAAATAGGATATAATAGGAATTTATAGGAGTATAAACTATTATTATGTGTGGATAGTTAACTATTACTATCATTAAAATAATAATTAAAAGATTTATTTACTTTTAAATTGTCTTTTTTTGTCTGTTGTTTCTTTTGTCTATAATTCTTATTAGTTCTTTGTTTGTAGGCTCTACCCTTGTCAGTCTTTAACCATTCTTTTCTATTGTTCATTATTAGTAATAACTATCCTTTGTTGTCTGTTGGTTGTCCTTTGGTTTATACTTAAAGAGATACTTTGAGAGATACCCTTAGTATTATCTTTCTTTGCTCTCGTCTATAAGTGTAAGTTTACTCATTAAAATAGTTATGACCTGTACCCTGCGTTGACCTCAAGATGTCGCTGTGCGTGGCTCTGTGTGGCTTCTGAGGTGGATTAAAAGAGAAGAAAAGAGAAAAGAAGAGAAAATACTAAAAGAGAAGAACAGAGAGAGGCTTTGCGTATGGCTATGCGTGATACATAAAGAGAGGCTTTGCGTATGGCTGTGCGTGATACATAAAGAGCAAACCAAAAAAACAGACTATCTCAAGCACAAGCATAAATAAAAAAAGCACCCCACCCCCATGCGATACGCAAAGGATATGCAGTCCTTATATAGTAGAAAAGCCCTTTAAAGCCTTGTTTTTTGTTTATTTTGCACTCGCACACGCAGGACTTGTGGGGGAAACTGCCCTCTCGTCTATATCAATAACCCCCTCAGAATTTTCTATGAA